CAATCAGCAGTAGCAGTATTAGGAGTAAAAATTGCATCTGAATGTGTTATACCACCACTAGAAGCACTTGTAACAGCAATATTTGATGCTTCCCAACTGGACAAAGCAGACCCATATTTCTCAGTAACTATAGACCTTGTAATAGTCTGAGTTGTATTTTCTGTACGGTTGCTTGACCCTGTACTCCACGTTGGAACTCCATTTGCGTAGCAAGGTGCTACTAAAAATAAACCTAGTAAGAGTAGTTTTTTCATTTGATACCAACCTTGTTTTTACTATTATCCACTATTTTAGGATTATTGCCATTTTTCTTTTGACCAACGGAAATGCCATAAGAACCGAGTACTCCACTTACGAGTCCAGCAGTAAATGCTCCGTCAATTCTTACCTTACCCATGTACCCCAAAGTCATCATGGATAAACTCCAAGTCAAGATTAAAAATCGGACACTATGACCAAACAGATCACCCCAATCGAAACCTTCTTTTTCTTCTTTTTCTTCCATGAAAAGTTAAGACTCTTGTCTAATACTAGCAAGTTAGCTATGTTTGGGAAGTAACACACAAAATTATGCTAAAAATACTAAAACCAGTACTACTAAAATTTTTTACCACTACTGCTGTAAAGAGATTAGTAGTCGATTTGCTTCGTGCAATCTGCAAACAAACTAGCAACACGCTAGATGACAAGGCTGTTGATATGTTAGAGCAGCAACTTTTTCCTAAGCTAAACTGATATGACCCATAAAGAATTTTTTAATATTCTTATTGGTAATCCTCCTCCCGAAGTAGAGCTTGAAATAGAAATAAAATGCAGAGAGGTGAAAGATTTACCTGATTTTGTTATCAAAGACTATTGTTGTGACCTTGTAAAACAAATAAGACTACAAGATATGTTGCTAATGGCTTCACTTATAAAGATTTCTGAAACAGAAACTAGAAATTATCATCTTGAAAAACAACTTAGACAGTATAAAAATCAAAAAAAATTAGGATTATTAGGTAAAATTAGATATATTTTATTTGGCAAACGATCAAAAAAGTGATTATATTAAACAAAAACAGTAGCTATGACTAACAAAGACTTAAAAAAGTTAGAAACTTTGCATAGTGTACTAACGCAAACACTATTAGATAAAGTAACAAGTGCTGATGTAAAGGCTGGTGATCTAAACGTAGCTAGACAATTTTTAAAAGATAACGGTATTGAGTGTATTCCTACAGAAAAAAATGGTTTAGAAGATATTATGAACAACTTACCAGACTTAGAAGTAATACCTGTTAGTGAATTATAATTGCAACCACTACCTAAAAAGCTACACGACTTTAGATATTTCTTAATTATTACTTGGAGACATCTAAATTTACCTGATCCTACTCCTGTTCAGTTAGATATAGCTGAGTATTTACAGTATGGAAACAGACGTAAGATTATACAAGGATTTAGAGGTGTAGGTAAAAGCTGGATTACATCTACCTATGTAGTGTGGCGACTTCGTATGAACCCACAGCTAAAGTTTCTTGTGGTATCAGCTAGTAAAGAAAGAGCAGATAACTTTTCTACATTTACTATGCGACTAATAAATGAAATGCCTTTATTATCAGGACTAATACCACAAGATCATCAACGTAACTCCAAAATTAGTTTTGATGTTGCACCTGCACAAGCTGACCATGCACCATCTGTAAAATCCTGTGGTGTTTTAGGACAGATGGCTGGTAGTCGTGCTGATGAGGTAATAGCTGATGACGTAGAAGTTCCTAATAATAGTTTTACTCAACCTATGAGAGATAAACTTGCGGAAGCTGTAAAAGAATTTGACGCTATATTAAAACCAAATGGCAAGGTTACATTTCTTGGTACACCACAAGTAGAGAATAGTTTATATCTAACGCTAGAAGAGAGAGGATATGAAACTAGGATATGGACTGCTCGCTACCCTGACCTAAAAAATAACTATGGAGATAGACTTGCACCTAAATTAGCTCAGAAGCTACTAGAAGAGCTTGTAAAGCCTAAAGATCCTGTTGACCCTAATAGGTTCTCAGACATTGATTTGATGGAACGTGAAGCATCCTATGGTCGTTCTGGGTTCAATCTACAGTTTATGTTAGATACTACCCTTTCAGATCAAGATAGATACCCATTAAAGCTGCGTGATCTTGTTATTAGCTCTGTAAACCAAGAATATGCACCAGAAAAGGTGATATGGTCTAACTCTCCTGAGTATGTACTGCAAGATTTACCTTGTGTTGGCTTCAATGGTGACAGATTCTACCGACCAGCCCAAGAATTTGGTGATTTTATAGAATATACAGGCTCAGTTATGTTTGTTGACCCCTCTGGAAAGGGAAAGGATGCCACAGGTTATGCCTGTGTAAAGATGTTGAACGGTAATCTCTTCGTTACTGATGCTGGTGGTCTTGTCGGTGGTTATTCTGACGCTGTTTTAGAGAAATTATCACGCATTGCTAGAGACAATAAGATCAATACTATCCTCGTAGAACAAAACTTTGGTGGAGGAATGTTTGCTGAACTGCTAAAACCATTCCTTATGAGGTATCATCCCTGCGAAGTGCAAGACGTTAGAAACAATAAGACTAAAGAATTACGCATAATTGACACCCTAGAACCTGTAATGAACTCTCACCGCCTGATAATTGACCGTAAAGTAATAGAAAAAGACCTTCGTTCTAATTCTCAAGAACCTCCCGAAAGAAGATTAAAGCTACAACTGATCTATCAAATGTCCAGAATATCTCGTCATAGAGGTTCTCTTGTACATGATGACATCATAGATGCCCTAGCTGGTGCTGTTGGCTATTGGACTGACTATATGGCTCAAGATGAAGATAGAAATATTAAACAACGTAAGTCTGAATTAATGATGACCCATCTATCAAATTGGGGTGCTGCTATGAATAACACCGTAACCCAAACCGCAATGGGTATGACCCCTCAACAAATAAGAAACACTAATCATAACAATGATGGTTTCTTAACTAATTCCTATTAACACTCACTATAGGATAAGTGACTGAGCAACACGCACTCTCCACTATAAGGGGGTCATCTGGTCTGCACCCCCTTATATATATACTTAGGATTCACCCTTAAGGTTCTCCACTAAGTTATTCTGCTTCTGCTTATCTAAAATAATTTAACCGCAAAAATTTGAAGGGCTTACGCATATATGTAAAACTAAAAAGTCCCCATTTGCTATATAAAAAAGTCAAAAAAAAGGTAAAAATATATAAAAAATACTGCAATAACTAGGGTTATAAATTATATACAATAATTTTTTCCTATTAATAGGGTTATTCTGTTGTTTTTCTCTATATGTTTGTAAGTAATCGTTAGTTTTTCTGGGGTGGTAGATGGGGTGAGTATTAATAGATAAGTAATACAATAAGTAGTACAAAAATAAAATCCTAAATTATAGTTTTTTGCCGAGATCCATTGATATAACTACTTATAGTACATTAGTACTGGTTTATCAGGTAAACGCTTTTTGCATTTTGTACTAATAAACAACTAATAAATAAAAAAGAATTATTAGCAATATTAGAGACAATTAATAATTTATATGCAATACTATTAATAGTTAATATTTATTATTAACTGTTGCTCAATTCATTTATTCATTATGACAACTTCAGCACCTCGAAAATCTAAGACAGCATACGATCCTAACAAGGGTTATGAAGAGCTTGCTAATTCTCTTATAGAACTAATGGAAAAAGGGGTTAATCCTTTTAGACGTAATTGGACTAGGGAAGCTCAACATACTAATTTCTCAACTGGGGATGAATACCAGAATGGAAATTTAATATGTTTAGAGATTGCCAGAATTACCAGAAATTATAAGAGTCCTTATTGGTTAGGGTTCGGGCAAGCTAAGAAAATGGGTTTATCTATTATTAAAGGTTCTAAAGGTTCTATTATTCTACGACCAGTAGCAATAAAGAAAGAACTATTAGACAGTAATGGAAAGCCAGTTAAAGATGCTCTAGGTAATCCCGAATTTAGTGCTTTTACTTTGTTTACACCTTGTAGAGTTTTTAACCTTGATTGTTTTAAGAAAACAGAAAAGGTAGAAAAAAGATTACAAGAATTAAATAAAGAAGTAGCAGTTCAACAATGTCCAATAAGTGCTAATGAGTCTATAGCTATTAAGAAATTAATGACTTATAGAGAAACTCATAATATAAACTTTAACGAATCTGGTAATCAGGCATTTTACGACCCTATTTTTGACAGTATCACAGTTCCTAATAAAGAAAGATTTGACAGTATTTCTTTATTTTGTTCTGTAACCGCACATGAGTCTGTTCATTCATCAGGGGCAAAAGTAAAAGGACGTTTAGCAAGAGTTGGTATTACTGACAAAAAAGCAACATTCGGTACGGATTTATATGCTACTGAAGAGTTAATTGCTGAACTAGGTGCTTTCCTTATATGTAATGATCTACAAATAGATTCTAATAATGATGTTCATGCTTCATATTTAGATGGATGGATTAAAAGACTAAGGAAAGAACCTAAGCACCTACTTACTGTTATTGGTCATGCTGTAAAAGCTAAGAACTTAATACTAGGTTCTTAGTTCTTTTAGATTCTCTCTTATTAGCAGTAATTAATTTTACTGCTAGTAAAAGGGATTCAAAACCCTTAATTGCTCATTTACTACTTATTCACAATGACACAATCAAAAACAATGGAAGAAGGACTATTAACAGTTAATTTATTTGATGCTGTACCTTACATTGCTCAAACACGTTTTGAGAATCAATTTAATTCTTATGATGATGTTGATTTTAGAGACATATCAAAATGTATTAAACAGATTTATATAATGACCTCTAGAGAATTACCAAAACAATTCTGGAAAGATCACCACTATAAAACAGTTAAAACAATGATATGTAATGCTATTGAGTTAGTACTAGACGATACTCAAGAATACAACAAGTATTGCAGAGTAGATACTAAACAACTTAATAAAGATCACAATATAGAATTTTATATATAACTAAGCTAGGTTTAATTTTATTAACCCTTTAGTATTTACTAAGGGGTTTTTTTATTGCCTTTTATTATTTAATGCTTGCAATATTGCCAACATTAGGCTAGGTTAGGTTTGCTCAATCATTTATTTTTATTATTATGTCTGCTTATTTAGTCTCAGAGGATCAACTAAACGCTTTGGCTACTCTCTACGGTGAGTTTTATAAAGCACCTAATTATATTGATTCTCAGCAAGCAATAGACAGAGCTTACTACTTCTCACCATTAACCAAAAAATTAGAAAATTGGGAATGTGAAAGGATTGCTAGGTTACACTTAAAAGCAGCAAGCGAAACTCATAAGGGTTTAGCAGCACACAAAGTGGTATTTGATCATTTACTAGAATGTAATGTTGATAGCCTTAAATTTCGTTATCCAAATGACAAGGGAATGTGGACTAACAATTACAAATTTAAAAAATCATCAACTATTACTAAATGGGTTGCTGAGAAAGATCCAAAAGGTTTAATGCAGTGTTGGGGTATGCTTAAAAATTGGGATTATCAAAGCTGTGAAGATCCTTGTTATAGAGATACAGCAGTATTCCAAATGAAGGGTCAGATAGAGTACGCAATCTTTTCTTTATTAGAGGATAAATTATGCGGTGACTCTGTTGTATGGGGAAGTTGGGAAGATCCACAACTAGACTCTCATGTTGTTTGTATTTCTGATATGTTCGCTAGATAATGTATAGTTAGAAGCGAGCAACACTAAGCAAGCCATCCGCAAGGGTGGTTTTTTTTATTGGTAATATTAAACATTACTTGCAATATTATATACACTAGGTTAGGCTAGGTTTGCTCAGTTTATTTTATCTAACAATGGCATTTAAAAAGAACCTAGAGTGGCAAACCGATCAACGCTTGATAGGTCAAAAGCAACTACTAGAAGAACATACAAAAGCAATAGAGCAAATAGAAAAAACTATTGCAGAATTAAAAGAACTAAAACAAGTATTAAAGGAGGTGCAGTAATGGCTGTACAAACTGATGAAGAGTGGTTCTTAGAACACTTTGGAAGATTAACTAAAGATCATCAAAAACAAATAAAAACTATTGGTTTAAAATTTAAAAAATATTGGAAACTAATAGAGACATTTCACGTTAGTCCACAATTACAATCAAAATCATACGATCCAAAAGAAGAACCGCACTTTTATGTAGAGGTCAAAGACCCATCAAAAATACATAAGGTTGAGGAGGTTTGCTTTTATTGTTATGCAGATCGCATAGAAGTTAAAAATTATTTTGACTTTGATCAATCGAAAGAATATTGGTTAGATCATTACACAATGACAATAGAAAACTTTTTTAAATATTTAGATCAATTACCAAAAGGTTTTCATCACTTTGCAGAATGTACTAATGATTAAAAAAATATTTGCTTACAAGTCAGAACTGCATGGTAGGTGGTTCTGGCTTTCTGATGACTACGAACTAAGGTCGCATCCCTTTATAGAAAAGTCTATGTTTGAATCTACCTATTTATCCATAGCTGATACTACAGGGGATTATGTTGTTGATTGGCAGTGCTTTTTTGACCTTGATATAGAGCAACATCAAGAGTTAATTAAAATACAAAAAACATTATTCTGTTTTGAGCAAATGCAAAAGCAATTAGACAATGCAGAATTAAAACATATTCATTTAATAAAATTGGAGGATTAAATGCTCAAATGTCCATACTGTGAAAGCACCGATAATGTTTGTGTAAGCACCATTAACAGGGCTACAATCAACGGTAAACAACGTCAGGTTAACTACGTTTGGAGAAGAAGAAAATGCTCATCATGTGGTGAAAAATTTACAACACATGAAAAGTCAGAGCAAGAATGGAATAAAGAAAAATATTTAGATTTATTAGAAAAACTTTAATTTTTTATTATTATGCTCAGTCAACAATCCAGAGGTACAAAAGTGCCTACTCTTTCGCAAGCAACTTTTATTTATTACAAAAGAAGGCTTAACGGTTTATCAAGTGCTGGTGATTATCTTAAACAAATGAAGATGATTACTAAAATTATTGGTGATAAACCAGTAAACAAAATATCAGCAAAAGATATTAATAAATTAATAGATTTTTTTGTTGAAAAAAACAGAAAAAATACAACAATAAACGTATATAAAGGTAGGCTTCAGACTACGTTAAAAGAAATGGTGCTTGATGGTTATATAGAACCAGTAACAGCACCTAATAATTTAAAAGGTGGTAACAACGATATACATATTCTTACTGCTGATATGGAAGATAAGCTGTTAGCTAGGTTTGCTGAATTAAAGTTTAGTTTACATAAGCAGCTAACTACTATAGGGCTGGAAACAGGGTTAAGATGGTGTGAAATGTTTAATATAAAAAAACGTAATATAGATTTTGAACATGGTCAAATTACAGTAGAAGAAAGAAAAAATAATAGTCAGATTACAATACCTATTACAGAAAAAGCAGCATCACTTTTATACGATCATTTAGGTTGGTGTGATGACAATGACAAGCTGTTTCCTTTTGATAGTAAATGGAAGTATGCAGGGTGGAATTTAGCTAGGAGAGATTTAGGTTACCAAAAAACAGAATGGTACACACCGCATATAACAAGGCATACAGCGTGTACAAGGATGTTGCAAAAGGGAGTTCCACTACCTGTAGTGTCTGCATGGTTAGGACATAAAAGCATACAAGTTACTATGCGTTATGCACATTTTGTACCGTCAATAATGAACCAGTATAAGGAGCTATTAAACAAATGAAACTAATTGACCTACAAAAAAAATTAGAAACTGACATGAAACAACAAGGAGTTTCTAATAGACTTTCTCGCATACAAAAAAACATTAAAGCAGAGAAAGAATCTAACAACGATTATGCCAGAGCAATAATGAAGCATGGCATTGTTGACCTAACAAAACATATTGAAGATTTTATTATTAAAAGTAAATCAGGATTAGCAGGTCGTAAGGCTTCAGCAGTACATATATTAGATAAATTTCCTGATGTTGATATTGTTAGTTTTATAGTTTTTAAAGTAGTACTAGATGGTGCTAGTCATACAAGAACAATAACTAATGTAGCACTAGCAATAGGTGGTCAATTAGAAGATGAATTGATGTTCACTTATTACAAAAAAGCAGACAATAGATTATATAAAAATTTAGAAAATCACATGAAAGATACTACTCATAGAAAGTACAGAAGGATGGTAGTAATGCAGCACTATAGAAAGAAAGGACACATTTATGAAAGATTAAAAAAACAAGAAAAATTAAGGCTAGGTTTATTAATGATTGACCTAATGATTAACAAGATAGGTCTGATTAAATTATCTAATAATGGTAGATCAAAGAAATATATACAACTTACTGAAAGTGCTGTTGCATGGATTAATAACCAAAAGCTAAACAAGTACATAGCGTTACCAGTTTACTTGCCTTGCGTTATAAAACCTCGCAAATGGACTAACCCTTATGATGGTGGTTATCATTCTGAAAAGTTATCTAATCTAAAAATTGTAAAAACACAAGATGAAAAGCTATTAAAGAAGATAGAAGAACAGAATCCACAACACTTGTATAGGGCTGTAAATGGGCTACAAGAAACAGGATTTATCGTTAATAAGAAAGTATTAGACGTAGCTATGGAACTGTATGAAAGAGGTATAGAGGTGGGTTGTATGATGAGTGCAGAGCCAGAGCCACTACCACCCAAGCCATTTGATATTGCTACTAATGAAATAGCTCGCAAACAATGGAGACATGAAGCATCAAAGATACATGATATTAATGCTCACAATGTAGCTAAGAGATTACAAACTTTATGTATATTAAATACAGCAGAGAAGTATGCTGACAGTAAATTTTACCATTGTTACCAAGCAGATTTTAGAGGTAGGTTATATGCAGTAACAGGACAGTTTAACCCACAAGGAAATGACCTAGCAAAAGCACTACATCTATTTGCAAAAGGTGGTAAGTTAAGTTATGAAAATTGTGATTGGTATAAGATACATGGTGCTAATTTATTAGGTCATGCAAAAGAAAGTTATAACTATAAAAAAAGTTTGTTAGATTACAATTATCATTGGGGAGCAACAATACAAAATGGTGTAGAAATACCAGAGGAAAGATTAGGAAAAAATATTATTTCATTAATAGCTGAAGATCCATTTGAAAATTTAGACTTATGGGCTACGCATGAAAAACCATTTCAACTATTAGCTTTTTGTTTTGACTATGTAGAATATAGAAAATCAAAAGATAATTATATATCACATTTACCAGTACATTTAGATGGATCTAATAATGCTTATCAACACATAGCAAGTCTTTGTAAAGATAACAAACTAGCAAAAGCAGTAAATATTGTTAGAGATAGTTGGATAAGTAATTGGAATATGCACGATACTCAACCGCAAGATTTATATAACAAAGTATTAGATCAGTTAATGATTAATTTTAAATCTATATTCTTATCTAATAATCAATTAGTTATAGATTGGTTGCGTGAAGATATTAATAGATCAATAATAAAAAAACCTATTTTAATGATTCCCTATGGTGGTACTGACTTTGGAATTGTTAATTATTTAGAACGTATAGGTTGGCAAGAACCTAAGACACAAGAACACTATAGGTTTTTATGTAAACACATACGTTTAGCACTAAATCAAGTTAGTCCTAGTTGTGAGTATGTAATGAACTATTTAAAAGAAAAAGCAGTATCGTCATGGGTATCGCCTAGTGGTTTTTATGTACAGCAAAAGTATAAAAAACAAGTAGGTAAAAGAATAGAAACAAAACTAGGAACTAATAGAATACAACTAATAGTTAAAGAAGATACTGAGATACCAGATAAGAAAAAGTTAAAAGCAAGTATTAGTGCAAATTATATACATAGTCTTGATGCAGCAAATGTACATCTAGCTATATCTAAATCACTTACAAAAGGACTAAAACAATTTATAACTGTACATGATAGTTTTGCTACTACTGGTGCTGATATAGATAAGTTTATAAAAATAGTAAGAGAATCTTTTGTAGAGTTATACACCAAGAACGATTGTCCTATCTACAAAGAGCTACCACCGATAGGTGATTATGATGTTACGGAAGTTATCAAAGCACTATATATATTTAGCTAGGTCTGGACAAGTGATGAAATAAATGTATGATTATTAGACCTCTATATGGGGTTTTTTTCTAATAAACTATCAAGGCAATTTCCAATGGATTTTAAATTTGAAAAGTCTCTGACTTCTTGCAGAGCATATCTAACTTATTGTTGGCTAGTAAACCCAGATAAAAAATATAATAATTATCAGGCTACTCTACTAATAAAACCAGACATGAAGCATTTGCTTGATGATGGTAAAGAAGTTGATAGTGCAGTATGGATGCACGATCAGTTAGAAGCAGTAAAGAAAGAGTTTCAAGATGCTTTACTGGCACAATATCCTGAGAGACAAGGCAAGTTTAAATGGCAACGTAATGGCGAAGGTGAGCCTATGCAGTACTGGCAATTTACTTCTGAAGGTTTAACAATAAAACTAAAGAAAAAAGCAGGTGGTTTAAAGAAAGACAACACACCATATACAACAGTACCACCTAAGTTTTTTAAACAGGAAGGTGACAAGATGCTGCTATGTACTGAAGAAGAAACTAAAAAGTTTGACAAGATAGCACCAGAAAGTGTTGGTCAAGTCAATATAAGAATTACAGGTTATGACTTAGATTACATAGGTCTGAGATTAGAACCTCAAGGTATATGTATGAGACACTTTGTACCTTTTGTCGGAGGTATGCAAACAGCAGAGGACTTTGGTTTTGCACCCGAAAAACAAACAGCACCGCCAAGTAGTTGGGAAGAAGAAACCCCTACAGCAACAACGTCAGCATCAGACTTCTAAGTATAAAAGTAAGTTTGAAGTTACCTTTGCAGATAGTTTGCAAAAAAAGAAAATAAAATTTACTTATGAAACTCTCAGCATTGACTACACAATTACTTGCAACTACAAGCCTGACTTTATCCTCAACGATTTTATTGTTGAAACGAAGGGTTACTTCACAAAAGAAGATCGCAGAAAACACCTTATTATTAAGGCGACAAGACCCGACCTAGATATAAGGTTCTGCTTTCAAAATAGTAAAACCCGATTAAGCAAAGCAAAGAGAAGCCTAACCTATGGTGCTTGGTGCGATAGGCATGGCTTTCTCTACTGCGATAAATTTATTCCTAATGATTGGTATGAAAAACCTTAACTTACCTACAGATGCAAGAGAAGGCGATCTGTTTCTTGATCCTATAAAAAACCTATGGCTTGTATATAAAGATGGTGAATGGCTAGAAGTAGAACTAAAAAAATACCATAGTTCGGAAGAAGGCTATCTGTTGTAATGCAAAGCAAATACACAAAGAAAACTGCTTGCCCTCAATGCGGTAGTAAAGATAATCTTGCTTGGTTTGATGATGGTCACGCTTACTGTTTCTCTGTTGATTGTGACTATACTTTTTATCCAAAAAAAGAAAAATCTACACCATTAAAACTTGTACCACCACCACCATTTAAAGCTGAAACTGTGAAATTATTAAAAGTTACATATCAAGATTTACCGAAACGTGGAATCACTAAAGAGACTTGCGAACTATATGGTTACGGTGTAGGTGAATATAAAGGTACACCTTGTCAGATAGCTACTTACAAAGATCAGTTCGGTAAAGATGTAGCACAACATATAAAATTTCCTAATAAAAAATATATTTGGCATGGTGATATGTCAAAAGTACAACTATGGGGTCAACATCTTTGTAGGCAACAGGGTACTGGCGGTATATTTTTATCTGTTTTTGAAGGCGAAACTGACTGCATGGCTGCTAGTCAAATCGTAGATCATAAGTTTCCTTGTGTATCTATACCGTCAGGAGTACAATCAGCAGCTAAATTTATTTCTTTAAATTATTCTTTTTTAGATAAATATTGCAGGGTAGTTATTTGTTTTGATAATGATAAAGCAGGTGAAGCAGGTGCAGAAAAAGCAATGGCTGCATTACCAAAAGGTAAAGCTGCAATAGCAAGACTACCTGATGGTGTTAATGATGTTAATGATCTATTAATAGCTAAACGTAATAATGAACTAAGAGATATATTATGGAAAGCACAAAGTTGTAGATCAGATCATATTATTAATGGTGCTGATGCTTGGGATATATTTACAAAAGAAACAAGTGAACCTATATGTAACTATCCATATCCAGAACTACAAAAGTTTTTGACAGGTGTATATCCTACACAAATGATAACTATTGCTGCTGGTAGTGGTACTGGTAAGTCAACAATCTGTAGAGAGTTTGCTTATCACTTTTTACGGAATGGATTAAAGGTTGGGTACTTAGCGTTAGAAGAATCTGTACAAAGAACTCTTATGGGTTTGGTTGGTATAGATATGAACATACCTTTGCATCTTGCAGCTAAAGAAACATTAAATCAGGAAGAACTAAAAACATCTTTTGATAAACTTACATCTAGTCGTAGCTTGTTTTTATATAATCATTTTGGAAGTATAGAACCAGAGATATTAATAAACCAAATAAGAGAACTAGCAACAGTAGATAAAGTAGATGTAGTAATACTAGATCACTTATCAATAGTCGTAAGTGGAGTCTTAGATAAGATTGGTGATGAAAGAAAAGGACTAGACTTAATAACAACTAAGTTGCGTAGTCTTGCAGAAGAAACAAATATAGCACTAATAGTTGTATCGCACTTATCAAGACCACAAGGTAAAGGACATGAAGAAGGTGCTGACGTTTCTCTTAGAGATATTAGAGGGTCACATGGACTTGTCCAGACCTCTGATGTTTGTCTTAGCTTGACCAGAAATCAATCAGGGGATGCTGCTGAAAGGTCACAACTACAGTTAAAGATATTAAAATCTAGACATACTGGTATGACAGGCGAAGTAGATAAGTTACTGTACGATCAAAATACTGGTCGCCTTATTGTTTATTCTGACAACGTATTCTAATGACTTTATTAATTGATGCTGACTATCTAGTTTATTCCTCATGTGCTGCTGCTGATAAGCACATCAAATGGGATTTACATACTTGGAGTTCTTGGGCTGACGAAAGAGATATTATGCAAATAATAGAAAGTAGATTAGAACATTACACAAAAATAGTAGAAGAAAAACACGACATAGTAATGTGTTTTAGTTCTTATCCTACATTTAGGCATGGTATATTTCCTGATTACAAATTAAATAGAATAAATAAACCAAAACCATACGGTTTAAAATGGGCTATTAATAATGTAAAAGAAAAGTATGATTCTGTATTTTATGACAACTTGGAAGGTGATGACGTATTAGGTTTATGTGCTACAAATGGCAAGTATGAAGATCCTATAATAGTTAGCGTTGATAAAGACATGAGAACTATACCTTGTAAACTATTAGCTACTGATGATTTAGAATTAGTTACTAGAAAAAAAGCTGATAGACAATGGATGTTACAAAGTCTTAGTGGAGATCCTACTGATAACTACAAAGGTTTAGAAAAAGTTGGTGCAGTAACAGCAGATAAAATTATAGGTGATGCAAAAACTACAGAGGATATGTGGAATAAAGTTGTAGCAGCATATGAGAAAAAAGGACAGACAGTTGGTGATGCTTTAATGACAGCTAGGCTTGCAAGAATACTCAGAGAAGGAGATTATGACTACAGCACAGGTGAAGTAAAACTGTGGAATCCTAAGTTTTAAGAACCTAAAGTGTGATATTTTGCAGTTGCACGTTATATTAGAATAGAGTTATTATTATTAATTTTTGCCTGACGTATTACCTATTATTACTGATGAGCTAATTAATTCTTTAGCTGTGGTTTTTCCTAGTCGCCCACCTGAGTTATCTGATACAGATAGAGAAGTGTGGTACAAGGCTGGACAAAGATCAGTTGTAGATTATTTAATCGAACAACAGAAAAGACAAAAGGAGACAATGCTCTCTAATACTGTAATTAGTAACATTTAGTTATGTGCTTACGATCACCCAAGCCACCCCCACCTCCTAAGATTCCAGAACCTAGACCACCTGCACCTGCACCAGAGGAAACCGCAGCAGCACCAGTTTTAGGTAAGAAAAGAACTTCACAACAAACCCCTACTAAAAAGAAAGCAGAAGGTGCTGTTACTAGCAGAACTGGTACAGCAGCAGTTATTTCTAGACGTAGATTGGGTACAAGTTCTTTGCGAATACCTTTACTGACTGATCTAAATACACCTGTATAATCATGCAAACCGAAACAGCAGAAGCAAGATATAACAAGATGCAAACCGAAAGGTCTAGGTACGAACGTGATGGGGAGGAAGCTGCTGAGTTAACTATCCCATCAATGTATCGTAGGAGCAAAGGTAAAAGTGAAAAGATAAAAACCCCTTATCAAGGAATAGGTGCTAAAGCTGTTAATACGCTTGCTGCAAAGCTATTAGCAGTTTTACTACCCCCAGAGCAAAGTATGTTTCAGTTGACTCTTGATACATTACAACTTGCAAAAGAAGGTCAACCAGAATTTAGTAGTGAAATAGATAAAGCATTAAGAACCTACGAAACAGCAGTTAATAATGAGATAGATGTATCTAATGATAGGGTTGCTTTGTTTGAAGCATTAAAGCATCTGATAGTAATAGGAAACGTATTATTATATGTAGGCGATAAAGGCATAAAGGTATATCACATAGATAGGTTTGTATGTCAGAGGGATGATGTCGGTAATGTTATAGAAATTATTACAAAAGAAACTGTACACATAAATGCTTTTGATGCTGAATTTATAGCAAACTTACAACAAAAAGCAAACTATGATGAAGAGCAAATGATAGATGAAGAGGTAGATGTATATACAAGAGTTACTAGGGATGGTGATACACAAAACTGGTATCAAGAATGTAAAGGCGAACGCATACCTAATACAGAAGGTATATCAAAATTAGATGTATCACCTTTTATAGTTTTACGTTGGACTAGAAGGGATGGTATGAATTACGGAGAATCTTATGTAACTGAATACAAAGGTGATCTTATTAGTTTAGAAGCATTAATGCAAGCAGTAATAGAAGCAGCAAGTGCTAGTGCAAAATGTCTTTTTCTGGTCAACCCAAATGGTGTTACCAGAGCAGCTACCCTTAGTACCGCACCTAACGGAGCAGTAAGAGAAGGACTTGCTAGTGATGTCAGTACTTTACAAGTAAACAAAGCTGCTGATCTAAGCATTGCATTTCAAGCTATACAACGTATTGAATCTAGATTAGAACACGCTTTCTTAATGGCTAAGAGTGTACAAAGGGATGCAGAAAGAGTTACAAGTACTGAGATACAAGTAATGGCAACAGAATTAGAACAGGCTTTAGGGGGCATATACAGCATCCTGAGTAATGAGTTTCAGCTACCTTATATCAAACGTAGAATACATATGCTTGTAAGGTCTGGTAAGTTGCAAAAACTTCCTGACAATCTAGTAAAACCAAAAATAGTTACAGGTATTAATGGTCTTGGTCGTAACTCTGATAAAGCTAGATTAATAGAATTTATTACTACAGTAGCTCAAGCATTAGGTGGAGATATACTACGTCAATACATGAACCTAGATGAAGCTATTAAACGTTTAGCTACAAGTGTTGGCATAGATACCAATAATCTTGTAAAGTCTAGGGAAGAGATAGAACAAGAAATGCAAGCTATGCAACAGCAACAGCTTGTACAATCTTTAGGTTCTGCTGCTTTAGGTTCTAAACTAGCTGATCCTAAGAATGTTCTACAAGCACAACAACTAGCACAGGAGCAAGCTAATGCCGAGCAAGAGCCAGAAGCCTAAAAAAGAACGTGACGAAAATGGTCGTTATGTTAAAAAAGAAGAGGATGCTGTAGTAAGCAGAATTGGTGAGTTTGAAGAGAACCCAACACCAGCTAAGTCAGGGGATGTCAAAACTCCACATGGCAATACAATACATTATAGTTAAACAAAAATTATGGAATCAAAAGTAGCTGTAAATGAAACACCACCTATGTCTGCTGATGACATAGCAAAACTTGCAGAAAATGAAACTGATGAAAATGGTAAAATTCTTGGAAAATTTGATAGCCAAGAAGATTTAATTAAGAGTTACAAAGAACTAGAAAATAAATTAACAGCAAAAGATTCTGAAGAAGAAGCTGCTACTGAAGAAGAAGCACCTACAGAAGAGGAAGGTTGGGATCAATATTACAATGAAGATGGTACTGTAGATTTTGGTAAAACAAAAGAAGTTTACGGTGAAAAATTAGGTGAGTTATTTGAAGAAAACAATGTAGATCCTTTTAAAATTTCTAAGCATTTTCACGAAAATAATGGATCTATTACTGATGAAATGTATGCAGAGTTAGAAAGTACTGGATTGCCTAGATCATTAATAGATTCTTATTTAACTGGTAGATCTACAGAAAATAACTATACAAATAATGCTGCTGATCCTTATGACGAAATAGTAGGTATTGCAGGTGGTGAAGCACAATACAAAGAAATGCTTATGTGGATGGATAAAACATTACCTACAGAAGAAAAACAAAGTTACGATAAAGTAGTTGATGGTGAAGGTTCTACAGTTACACAAGTTTCTCTTGCTGTACAAAATATGTATAATAAATACAAAGCAAGTAAAGGTATTGAGCCACAACTAATGACAGGTAAATCTTCTAACACACCATCTACTAATGTATTTAGGTCTAATGCAGAAGTAGTAGCTGCAATGAGAGATCCTAGATATAAAGTTGATAAGGCTTTTCAAGATGAAGTACATAGAAAACTTGCACAAAGTAATCAGGTATTTCCTGTTTCCTAATGGCAAGATCAGTAAGGCTACGCAAAGAACACAAAAGTAAAACTGGTGGTCTTACTAAAAAAGGTAGAGATAAAATTAATAGAGAAACAGGTAGTAATTTAAAAGCACCAGTAACAGGTAAAGTTAAACGTGGTAGTAAAGCAGCTAAAAGACGTAAATCTTTTTGTGCCAGAATGAAAGGTGTAAAAGGTGCTACCAGTAAAGGCGGTAAGTTAACAAGAAAAGGACTAGCTCTTAAGAAATGGAAATGTAGTTAGGCAGATTAATCTCTGGTATGTCCACTAATCAGCAGCTTCGGCTGTATTTCCCTCTGCTACCCACTCAAGGTATTCTTGGTAGTCAGTATTGTCTTGACTTAATGGTATGTGCATTTCTGAATTAGCAGTTTGTTTTTTAACTCCTACTGTGTCTCCTGTGTAAACACTTTTTACTAATTTGTAAATTGGGTTTGTTGGAAATGCCATAATTAAAGCTCCGCTGAAAATTCTACAAAGCAAGCACTATTTGCTGCTCTAACCATACCAGCATTTCCAGCAGTTCCACCTACGTTATTATTATTATAAGCACTAAATTGCTCAGGTGAACCAATTTCAAAAGTAATGCTGTCAAAATAATCAATACCTCCATTATGAGCTATGTACCAAGCATTAGAAAGAGTTCCATTATATGCTGCTGTCGGAACTGCTCTCATAGTGGTTGGGTATCTAAAAAAGAAACTTGCATGAGTACTGTTAAAAAACCAACCAATATTTACTTCTCCATGTCCGTTAGCTCCTTGATCTAAGAATCTAAAGTAATATCTTTGACATAAAGAAATTTCTTGACCAATTGACCTATGTTCAAAATCTGTTGCCACGCTGCCTACTTCTAATTGAACTCCTGTAAGATGAAAATTGTTTGAAGTTGAATGTAATATATTAGCTGTATGACCAACGGATTCATCAGCATTAGCATGGGCAGTCCAAGTTGATCTTACTGATCCTGAGGTACGATCACTACCAGCAACTAAAGTCCAAAGAATATCTAGACCATGACCATTATCATTATTTATAACACCACTTGTATCCCCTGCATAAGTAAATGTTTTTCTTTCCCAAGTGTCTGCACTATTAATTGTGTAACTGCCGTTTACTTGTTTAGAACTATTGTCTTTTTGTTGTAAACATATAGCATAAGTACCAGTAACATTAGACCTTACATAAAAACTAAGTGTAATAGATTTAGCACCACTTGTTCCATAAGCTAATTGTTGCAAATCCTGTGCTTCTAATTTATATCTAATAAAAACAAATTGAGCAGCACCAATACTTGTATCAGCAGTATTTACATCTAATTTATAACTATTAGAAAAACCATCAGGAGAAGTTGATGATTGACTAACACCCATTTGTGTACCGCTATAAGAATGTAGTGTTGTAAATCTGTCTAAAGTATATTCTTGTGCAGCAACATTAGTAAAACTTGTACCACGTTGAGCCACTTGCATAGCTCCGTTAATTATTAAATTACGATTAACACGATTAGGAGATAAGTTAGTTAAGTTTGCTCCGCTTATAGCAGGTAATGTAGCAGGTAGCCTAGCATCTGGGATTGTACCTGACGTAAGGTTACTAGCACTCAACGCTGTTAAATCTTTAGCTGTGTTTGCTGCTATAGCTGTATTAATAGAGTTATCTAACTTATCTGCTGTCACTGCATCGTCTGCAATCTTAGCTGTAGTTACGTTTACATCAAGAATTTTAGCTGTAGTAACTGCGTCAGGATTAATGTGTTCTGCTCTAACTGCATTATCACCTATGTTTGTATGAGTAACTGCATCTGCTGCTAGTTTTGCTGTAGTTATACTTCCATCTGCTACAGAACCAGATATACTTAACTGCCCTGCCATACTGCTATGACTACTGCATTGGTAGTACAAGGTATCAGGTGCATCATGCGGTACTGTAAATACTATTTCTGTACCATTTCCTCCACCATTATTTGTTACCCCTGTGCTGTACTGGTCATTTGTACCACCATTAGCAATACTGGTTTTTATATAGAAAGGGTGTCCACCTGATCTATTTTCAAAGATATAAGTATGACCTCTGCTAAGAGTTAACGTAGGGTCATTTACTGCACCTGTAAGACCTTTACCTGTAAACGT